CAAACAACCCTTCTAACTTTTACTTTGCCGAATGGAGCCCACCGCCAACAGTGGATCCGATGTTGGAATCGTCTTTCGGTTGGGGGAACCCAGCACTCGGACACACTCTCACAATGGACACTTTGCGCGCCGAATCCAAAGATCCAGACCGCTCAAACTTTTTACGAAGCTCTCTTAACATGTGGATCGCCAGCACCCAGTCATGGATTCAGACCCACTTATGGCCTGACCTAAAGTACGACGGCCCGATCCCTTCTGGCGGCGTCATCTCCGTCGAAGCATCAATGGACGAATCGCGCTACTTCGCGACAAAGTCGGTCGCACTTGGCGACGGTCGTACTTGTGTCTCGGTTGCCTTCACTGCCGAAACCGCTAAAGAATTGTGGGCTTATGTCGGAGCATTGGCGGCGGCTGATCCTGCAATCAAATTCATCTTCTCACCGACTATTGACGCACATTGTCCACCGATCTTTGAGCGTCGGCGCGTCGTAATGGGCTACAAAGAAATATTGCAATACACCCCCATAGTAAGAAACATGATTAGCGAAGGTCGTATTGTGCACACTGGCGAAGCGATGCTTGCCGAGCATGTCTGCCGCGCGGTGATGGTCAGAACGCAGGGCTCCATAGCAGTCAGCTCGCAAAAGTCAGCCGGGCCCATCGAGCTTTGTCGGACGATGATCTGGGGAGCAGCTGCCGCAGCGCGTCCAGCAAACTCTCAAAAACCTTCAATGATCTTGATCGCAAACTAGAGTCATCTTGGCACTCGTCCGCTTTCTTGCCTGTCGTCGGGATACCGCGAGTCACTGGGCGAGTGCCACCATGATCCGCTTGTTATGTGTCATCATGTGATATGGCTATCTTCTCAAAATCCCGTGATCTCGCTGTCTCTGTAGAACCTTCGGTCAAAGCGGCGGTAGGTGCATCGTCCTATTCGCCTTTGCGCTCGTTCGTATCTTGGCAACAGGGCGCGCGGCGAGCTCGCAGCATGACGCTTCCTGTGATCGTGCGCGGTCGCGATTTGATCTGCGGAACGATCTCGGGAATGAAGCTAGAGATGTATCGCGAAATGTGGAACGGCGAAGAGATGGAAGAAGTTCCACTAGCTCCGCGCGCTTGGCTTGCACGAATTGATCAAAGTGTGCCAAACCAATTTATTCTTAGTTGGACTATTGACGACCTCATCTTTGAAGGGCGAGCCTTCTGGATGATTGAATCGCGCACCGCCGACGGCTACCCAGCATCGTTTACTCGGCTACCTGCCGCAATGGTGCAAACACTCGATCAGCAAGGCGAATGCTTTTTTGGCCCATCAAAGCAAGTTGTCTTTAATGGCGTCCAGTTAGACCCGCGCGATCTTGTGCAATTCATCTCACCAATGCAATCACTAAACACGACTGCGGCGCGCGCAGTAGAGATTGCGCTTCGCATAGAAGAAAGTAGGCTTCGCGCAAGCCAGTCAGTTTTACCTTCGGGATATTTGCGGCAGACGGGCGGTGAGCCCTTGTCGTCTCAAGAATTGAGCGATCTGGCAGCGCAATTTAATTTGGCGCGAACCAGTGGCAACAACACTGCCGCGCTTAATGAGTTCCTTGAGTATGTGCCTACAACGGCAACACCGGACAAGATGCTTATGATCGAGTCTGCTGATTACAGTGCGCGTGACCTCGGCAGACAATTGGGTGTCCCTAGTTACCTTTTGTCCGTATCAATTGGCGCGTACTCTTACCAGTCATCCCAGCAGTCGCGCATTGATCTTTGGACTTACGCTTGCAAAGCTCTTGCCGACTGCATCACCGAAACACTCTCATCCGACAATGTGCTCCCACGCGGAACCTATGTCTGCTTCGACACAGACGATTTCTTAGCCGAGGCTTACATGGGCGGCGACATGCCAGAAGACCGTATGAACGAAACAGATATCCCACTAGACGCACTTATAGAAAACTAGGATTCCACCATGATCAGACTTACCACTGAAACTTTTACGATTGACGCCGCCGAAGGCGAAACACCGCGCCGCACAATCTCGGGAATTGCGGTCAGATATAACACTCCAGCAAAAGTAAGTGATGGGACGATGGTGGCCTTTGCACCCGGATCTCTTCCAGTGGACGGACGCGCACCGACTCTCCAGATGTACCACGACTCAAGCAAGGTCATCGGCACCGTTACCGAGCGTCTAGAAACCCCTGAAGGAATGCTCTTCGTGGCGAAAGTATCTAACACTCGGGACGGCGATGAGGCGCTTATTCTTGCGGCCGACGGCGCGCTTCCCGAAGTCTCGGTTGGCGTTGAGCCGATCAATTTTAAGTACGACAAAGAAGGAACCATGATTGTCACCTCGGCATCTTGGAGCGAGCTTTCGCTTGTCGCTCGAGGCGCCTTTGACGCACCTATCCAGCAAGTCGCAGCATCCACCCCAAAAGAAGAAGAAGTTACTACTATTCAAGAAGAACCTCAACAGGAGACAGAAACCATGAACGAAACAGTCGAAGCCCCAGCCGTAATTGAAGCATCAAAAGTAACTCAAACAATCTTTGCCGCTGCAAAGAAAGAGTTCAAGATGCCATCAGCCGCCGAATACATTTCGGCCTTTATGGTTGGCGGAGATCAATTCCACGCAATGCGCGAAGGCATCCAAGCAGCTGCGCCTAATGTGCTCACCACAGACATCCCCGGCGTACTTCCACTTCCAATCGTTCAACCTGTCTACAACAACTTCATCGGTCGTCGTCCAGTCATTGACGCAATCGGTGCAAAGGCAATGCCACAAGGCGGAAAAGTATTTATCCGTCCAGAAGTAACAACTCATACTTCAATGGGCGTTCAGTCAACAGAAAACACCTCACTCACTCAAGGAACTTTTGTTGTTACAGACAACCAAGTGACCAAGGGCAGTTACGGTGGATTCGTTACCTTGTCCGAACAGAGCATCGACTGGTCACAGCCTGAAATCATCAGCCTTGTCCTCGATGACATGGGTCGCATCTACGCAAACGAAACCGACAACGTCGCAGCAGACAACTTGAAGACTGGCGCAACAGTTACTCGTAACTTCACCTCTACTTCATCAACGGATCCTGCTTATTGGGTCGGCTGGATTGCTGGCGCAGCACAAACAATCTTGTCTTCAAGCAATGGCAACTTGCCAACTCACTTGTTCGTGAACCCCGAATGGTGGGGAGCTCTTCTGCAACTCAGCGACACATCGGACAGGCCGTTGTTCCCACAGATTGGGCCAATGAACGCATTCGGTAATCTTGCACCAGGACAAGTCAACGGCGTTGCCTTTGGTTTGCAGGTTGTAGTTGACCGCAACTTTGCAGCAGACACCGTCATTGTCGGCGACGCTTCAGGCTTCGAAATCTTTGAACAACAGAAGGGCGCAATCAGCATCGACGTTCCGTCAACCCTGAGCCGCACAATCGCATTCCGCGGTTACCTTGCAACGCTGATGATTGACTCAAGCAAGTTCGTCAAGGCTGCGTTCGTCTGATTCAGGCGAACTCTTAAAGGAACTGAACGATGGCTACTTACGATCTCGCGTTTCATACGCGCCTCGATGGGTACGCCGTCCTTCAGACCTTCGTTGAGACAGGCATACAGGTCGGAGACTCCGTTGTTATCGCAGGCGCAGGCCACGGATTCAACGCAACCGCAACAATCGTCTCAACACAAGACTTTGAATTCATCGGAGTATCTGACGAGGGCGACCTTGAATTTGACTCCGATGTAATTCGTCTCTACCAGTTCCTGTATGTCAACGCAGGCTCGGACTTCCCTCGAGATACCGCTACCGGCACAGTCACTTTCACCCCGTCCGTGTCTTGGTGCAATTCAAGTGATGTCCTCAGTTGGCTCGGCATTGACGTCGCAACGGCTAACGACACGGCCTTCATCACGGTCTGCGTTAACGCTGCAAACAACTACATCTTTCGCAAGCGTCGCGAAGCGGGCTACACCGATTCGCAGTCAACGGTGCCTGGTGCCGACGTCAAACTCGGCACAATCATGTATGCAGCAACCCTCTATCGTGAGCGCGGATCAGCAGACTCATTCGCCTCATTCGACGCAATGTCTTCAATCCCCATCCCCTCAACAATGGGACGCATCATGGCCCTCATCGGCTGCGGAAGACCACAGGTCGCGTAATGGCTGCAACAGGAATCCTCGCCGATGCGGTCAACGCAATCAAAACACAACTCACCACCCTCGGTCTCAAGCCCGTCACAGACCCGCGCAACGCGCGACCAATGTCTGTGTTCATTGAACTTCCCGTCATGACCTCATTCACCTACAACGTCGGCGACTTTCGCATTCCAGTCCGCATCCTCGCAGCACCCCCCGCTAACAGCGATGCCGGAGACTATTTGATGACAACAGTCGACACGATAATGAACTCGCCCATCGCAGTTACAGACGCCCGTCCAGGCAATGCAAACTACGGCGGGCAAGACATACCCACATACGATCTCACGGTGGCAATCGCCGTGCGTAGAAACTAAGGAGCCACCAATGGCAACAGCAACATTCCTGTCAGGTGCAACCTGCAACATCACCCCAACTGGCGGAGCAGCCGTCGACGTTTCGGATCAACTCTCGAAATGTGAAGTCATGGTCGGCTTCGAACTCCTCGAGTCAACATCGCTCGCAGATACAGGCCGACAGGCAGTTAAGGGCTTGCAAAGTGTCGCGGTCAACCTTGACCTCTATCTTTCCTACGGCACAACCGAGATCGAAACACTTTTGAGCGCAATCGTCTCTGCTGGTGGATGCACAATCGTTGTCTCCCCATCAGGCACCACAGAGTCTGCGAGCAATCCAGAGTTCACGATTACGTCGGCAACACTTGACGCCGCTCCGGTCATCATGTCGTCCATCGGCACCCTTGCCGTAGCAAGTATTTCGTTCTCTAACGGCACCTGGGCACGAGACATCACCTGATAATTGAAAGAGGGAAACAATGAAAATCCGACTACAAGTAACACCGATTGAAGGCGACCCATATGAATGCGAAACGAATCTGTTCGTTGTCGTGGCATGGGAACGCAAATTCAAACGACAAGCATCCAGTCTCGCAAACGGCATCGGCGCAGAAGACCTTGCATTCTTTGCATTTGAATCTGCTCGAGCTGCGGGAATCACTACTCCGCTCGCCTTTGACGAATTCATTAAGAAAACAAAGTCCATCGAAGTCGTGTCGGAGGATGCTCCAAGTTTTACAGAAGCGGCAGTTTCCGACGCTCACTAGCGGAGGTTCTTGTCGCGACTGGATACTGGACACCCGACATCCCATTCGACACAGACGATCTCTTCACGGTTGTTGACGTGTTGAACGAACAACAGAAATCACAAAGGAGCAGACGATGACAACAAACACTTCACTTGAAGTCGTCGGAGTTCGTGACGCTATTCGTTCGCTTAACAAAATTGAGCCTGGACTGCGTAAACAGTTCACTGCCGACGCAACCCGTATTGCGCAACCTGCGATTCAGGAAGTGCAAAACAGTTACGACAAGGTGCCTCTGTCTGGCATGGCTCGCAAATGGGAACAAGCAAACAAAAAGATATTCCCGTTTTCTGTGGCAAAAGCAAAATCGGGCATCAAGTTGAAGGTCGATGCGTCTCGAGAAGCAACATCGCTGATCTACATCACTCAGACAAATGTGGCAGCAGCCGTTTTTGAAGCAGCGGGACGAGCCAACCAAAACCGCCTGGGGGATTCCCTCGGGCAGTTGCGCCCGAACCATACGCGCATTCTCGGGCCTGCCGTGTTTCGCAAACGTCGCGAGATTGAAGGCGAAATGCTTCGCGCCACTAATGAAGTCAAAGCCCGTGTCGAAAGAGAACTCAAATGACAATCGCAATCCCAATCGTCACGTCATTCGACGGCAAAGGAATCTCATCCGCCGTTAAGGAATTCAAAAATTTGGAGACCAATGGGGAGAAGGCG